GAGGCATTAAGAGCTCAAGCTAACGATAAAAGACTTCAGGCCTTATACGCAAGTATAGACGATACAACTAGAGCCTCAATTGACAATACATTGGCAATGATGGGTAACGTTGGTCCAGAGTTTAAAGAAGGAATTACAGAATTAATTGCTACAGGTGGTGCTCCGTTAAGTGATTATGGTAAAGGTTTAATTGCAACTATGCCTGAGATGGGCGAAGCGGCAAGACAATTAAAAGCAGGACAAATTACAAACGAAGAATTTATTGAAATAGCTAAACAGGCCCAAGCAAAACAAAGACAGATGCTAAATGAAAACGGCGAGATGGTAGGAACATACGCGGCTATGGGCGGGACTTTATATAACGCATCATTAGATATTGCTAAAGCAGGTGAAATTGGTGGTAAGTTATCTGAAGCACAGCAACAACAACTAGACGCACAGAAAAATGCTGAAAGAGGATTAACAGAATTTGAAAGTAAAATTACACAAATAAGAAACACAATTCTTAGTAAACTTATTGATAGTGGTGTGTTTGATCAATTAGCACTAATACTTACAGAAGTAGCTGATGTGTTTACAGGATTGTTTGGTAAAGGTGGATCAGGTACAAAAACATTAGACAGTTGGTTTGACAGTATTGCTAAATGGATCGACGATGTTAAAAATGCCTTTGGTGCTGGAGCATCAATAGGTGATGTATTAAAAGAATATGTATGGAAACCTATTAAGAAAGCACTCAGTAATTTCTGGAGTGGTACAGGAGAAACAACTACAACTGAAAACGAAGATGGATCAACTACTACATCAGTTGACAAAGGATTAAAAGGTCAATTCATTGACAGTCTTAAAAGTGTAGGAAAATATTTGTTTGTAGGTGGTTTGGCTTTAGGAGCCATAATACTTGCAATGAGTGTAGCCATTGGGGCATTGGCGGCGCCATTAAATCTTGCTAGTCCAGGACTACTTGCACTAGGAGCCGCGTTTGCAGGTATAGGTGTAGCGGCTGGTGGTATATCATTATTAATAGATGCCATTACAGGTTCAGTAGGTAAGCTGGCCGACGGTGCTAAAAAGTTTGAAGAGCTTGATGCTGATCAACTTAAACTAGTAGGCGGAGGATTAAAAGAACTTACAGGACCAATAATGGATCTTGCTAAAGGTGGTATAGTTGCAAACTTTGTTGGTTCAGGTGCATTTAAAAACCTAGCAGATGGTGTTAAAGAATTTGAAAGTGTAAATCCAAGTAACTTACACGCAGTAGGACCTGCATTAACAAGTTTACACAAAGGTATGAGTGCATTTACAGGAGATGGTGTACTTGACAGCATTGGTAAAGCATTAGGAAGTTTATTTGGTGGTGGTACTGATAATTTACATACCATAGCAGAAGATGTTAAACTATTTGCTGACGTAGACGCACAAGGATTAAAAGCAGTTGGCGACGGATTACAAGGTATTGCTAACTTTATTGAAGCAATGGACGGAGCCAATTTACGTACTGTTTCCAAATCACTTTCAGAACTTACAAAACAGTTACAAAAATACCAAGAAGAATACAGTAAAATGGATGCAGACACTAAAGCCAATCTTGTTAGCAACTTTACAAGTTTTGGAGAAGGCCAGAAAGGTGCCGCAGACAAGCTAGATCAGTTAAATAATAGTGTACAAATGATGCTAGTAGAATTAAGAAAACAAACAAGAGGCATCAACACTACCGCTGATGCGATAGGATAGGATACTAAATGAGTTGGAAAAGATACTTTAACCCAGTAGAAACAGATAAAGGAACGTCTGGCAACTACTCACCTTTAGGGGGAGCGGGTAATAATGGTATGGGTCCAGCCCAAGCAAATTATTCATCATACTTACCAGATGTTTACGTTGGTAGTCCAAACCGTATTGAACGTTATGGACAATACAACACAATGGATTTAGATTCAGAAGTAAATGCCGCATTAGATATTTTAGCAGAATTTACAAGTCAAAAAAACAAAAACAATCAATCACCATTTGTAATTGACTATAAACAAGATGCAACAAATTCAGAAGTACAAGCATTAAAATTGTACTTACAACAATGGTGTAAAATACAAAATTTTGAAACTAAAATGTTTCGTATATTACGTAACATTTTTAAATATGGTGATGCTTTTTTCATTAGAGATCCTGAAACTAAACGTTGGTTCCATGTTGACCCAGCAAACGTTTCACGTATTATTGTAAATGAATCACAAGGTAAAACACCAGAACAATACATTGTTAAAAATGTAAACTTAAACTTTAAAAATGCAGTAGCAACTACTCCGCATCAAACAAACGGAAATGTTACAGGTGGTGGAGATGGATACTTAACAGGTTCAGTACGTGGACAAGTAGGTGCTCCTAATCAATCAATGAGCGGTGGACGTTTCCAAAAAGACGTTCAAGAAATTGCCATTGATGCAGAGAACATGATACATTTAAGTTTAAGTGAAGGACTTGATAACAACTTTCCATTTGGTAACAGTTTGTTAGAAAGTATATTTAAAGTATACAAACAAAAAGAATTACTTGAAGATGCAATTATAATATACAGAGTACAAAGAGCGCCTGAACGTAGAGTGTTTTATGTAGATGTAGGTAATATGCCATCACACTTGGCTATGCAATTTGTTGAACGTGTTAAAACAGACATTCACCAAAGACGTATACCTAGTGCAACAGGTGGCGGACAAAATGTTATTGATAGTGCATACAATCCATTATCAATTAACGAAGACTACTTCTTTCCACAGACTGCTGAAGGGCGTGGCTCTAAAGTTGAAACATTACCAGGTGGTACTAATTTAGGGGAAATTGATGATCTTAAATATTTTACTAATAAGCTGGTACGTGGTTTGCGTATTCCTAGTTCTTATCTTCCTACAGGGCCTGACGATGGTGCTACTCAATTCCAAGATGGGCGAGTGGGTACTGCATACATACAAGAATTAAGATTTAACACATATTGTGAAAGATTACAAAATTTAGTAGTAGAAGAATTTAATCAAGAGTTTAAACGTTACTTGTTAGAAAAAGGCGTAAACATTGATACTGCTATGTTTGATTTAAGATTCCAACCACCACAAAACTTTGCAAGTTACAGACAAAGTGAAATTGATAATGCAAGAGTACCAACTTATACACAAATGAGTGCTATACCTTACATTTCAAATAGATTTGCACTTAAACGTTTCTTAGGAATGACAGAAGAGGAACTTGCAGAAAACGAAAGATTGTGGCGTGAAGAGAATGATGAAAATATTACACCACCACCAACAGATTCAGCAGGTGAATTAAGAAGTGCTGGAATCTCAAGTGCAGGTATGTCAGCAGACATGGCCGGTGCAGGAGCAGGTGAAGACGTAGCGGCTGACGGAGAAGAGCCAGCACCAGTAGATGGTGGAACAGCACCTCCTCCAGGAACAGCAACAGGTGGACCAGCAGGCGGTGGCGGAACACCACCAGCAGGAGTATAAATAGTATTATGATATTACGTGAGCTATTCTATTTCGATAAAGAAACACTTGAGCCAGTAGAGAACAAGGGTTATGATCCATCTATGGACGATTCTATTGTTTCAAAAGATGATACACGTAAGACTAGATTAACACTACGTCAGATTAATAAGATTCGTAAAGCAAGTGAACTACATAAAGAAGAGCAAGAGAAAGAATTGCACTTCGTTAGACAAATGTACGGCTTGGCCGCTAACGCAGAGCAGGCAGTTTAACTTTACGAGGAAATTAAATGTCCACAGCCTTTGTAATAGGTAATGGAAAATCAAGAATACCAATCCCACTAGAAGCATTAAAGCAACACGGTAAGCTATATGCCTGTAATGCGGTTTATAGAGAGTTTGAACCCGACTACCTAGTTGCTGTTGATACTAAAATGATCAGCGAGATCAATAGACATAAGTGGCAATACAATCATGAAGTATGGACTAATCCTAATAAAGCATACGACAATATGAATCTTTTTAACTTCTTTGAGGAGCCATTGGGTTGGAGTAGTGGACCTACAGCATTATGGTTAGCAACGTATGGCGATAAAAAGAACCCTACTGCACACCAGCATGATACAATATATATACTAGGGTTTGATTTTAAAGGTACAACACCAGATAACTTAAAAGGTGAGGGCGGATCGCTTAATAATATATACGCAGATACAGAAAATTATAAAAAATCAAACGACCCTGCTACATACCACGGTAATTGGGCCAGGCAGGTTGGCATAGTTTGTCAGAAAAATCCTCAAAAGAGATATATAAGAGTAGTAACAAACAAACAGGATTACTGTCCGGACAACTTAACGCAGTTAGTTAACTTTTCGAACATGGAAACGGCAGAATTCATGCAAAACTTTAAGATTCTACAATCTTAATGTAAAACCGGCGTATTTTCGCCTATATCTACGCACTTTTCTTCATAAACCATAAATACAAGTGACAGCCTTACCACATCTAAACAATAGGAGGATAATAAAATGGCAAATCAATCTAAATTTGAAGCGATGCTTGAAAAGTTAATCGCAGAAGACAAAGCGGGAGCTGAAGAATTATTTCACGAAATAGTTGTTGAGAAATCTCGTTCAATATACGAAGATTTACTTGAAACTGACACAGCAGAAGTTGAAGTTGACGAAGCGAAAGCAGATGCTAAATCAGAAGATAAAGTAGAAGAAAAAACAGAAGAAGCTAAAGAAGACGAAAAAGTTGAAGAAGTTGCAAAAGACGAAGAAGCAAAAGAAGACAAAGTTGAAGAAAAAGCTGAAGCTGATGCAGAAGACAAAGTTGAAGAAAAAGCTGAAGATTCTAAAGACGAAGAAGTTAAAGAAGAATTAGTTGACATTCAACCAGTTGCAGACGAAATTACACCAGAAGATGACATGGGTGGCGATGCCGCTGATGACATGATTGCTGACATCGAAGACGGTGAAGGTGAAGAAGGTGAAGAAGATAAAGGTGACGACGAAGACTTAGAAGACAGAGTTGTTGACCTTGAAGATGCTCTTGATGATCTTAAAGCTGAATTTGACGGCATGATGGCTGACAAAGACGGTGACGACGCTGAAGCAGATGCAGAACCAGAAATGGATGCAGACGCAGATGGCGAAGAAGGTGACGAAGAGAAGGAAGATGAAGCTGTTGATACAGAAGCTACTTCCGAACTTGAGCAACCTGCGTTTGAAAATGCTGAGAAACCAGTACAATCAAGCACAGAGCTAATGAGAGAATACGTAACTAAAGTTGCTGAACCTAAAAGAGATTCAGGAACAGACGGTACTAAATCTCCAGTAGCTGGAAAAAATGATATGGGCGGCGACGCTGGAAACATTGCCAAAGGTGGTGAAGAATCCGGAAGTAAAGCGGCAAGTCCAAAAGAAGACTCTGCAGGGAACGTTAACGTACCAGGCGGAAAAGCTTCTAAATCATTAAAAAGCTCAAAAGCGGCTGTTACAGCCGAAAAGGGTGCCGACACTGATTCAGTTATCGGTTCCTAATAGTTTGTTGTTAAGGAGAACTAGGTGATAAACTTAAGAGAGAACTTGACGTTCGACCAAGCAAAATTGGTTTTAGAGACTACTGAGAACGACAAGGGTGGAAAAGACCTTTACATGAAGGGAATTTGCATCCAAGGCGGAGTAAAAAATGCTAACCAGCGAGTTTACCCTGTTACCGAGATTAGTAGGGCTGTCAACACACTCAACGACCAAATAACTGGTGGATATTCAGTTCTTGGAGAAGTTGATCATCCAGAAGGACTTAACATAAACTTAGACCGTGTTTCGCACATGATCACAGAAATGTGGATGGACGGACCAAACGGTTATGGGAAACTTAAAGTATTACCTACGCCGATGGGACAACTAGTTAAAACAATGCTGGAAAGCGGAGTTAAACTAGGTGTTTCATCACGTGGTAGCGGAAACGTCATGGAAGACGGGTCCGGTCAAGTAAGCGATTACGAGATTATTACAGTCGATGTAGTTGCTCAACCCAGTGCTCCAGGTGCCTACCCGACACCAATTTACGAGCATTTATTAAATGCCCGTGGGGGGTACAAGGCACTAGAATTAGCACGAGAAGTTCGAGGCAACGAGAAGGCGCAAAAGTATTTGAAGGAATCTTTGGTTAATATAATCAAAGGCCTCCAGTAATAAGGAGAAAAATATGTTGGAAGCACTGAAATCACTTTTTGAAAACAACGCAATTTCAGAAGAAATCAGAGCAGACATCCAAGAAGCATGGGACAAACAGATTGCTGAAAACAAGCTGAATGTTACTGCTGAACTTCGTGAAGAGTTCGCTAAAAAATACGAACATGATAAAGCTACTATGGTTGAAGCAATTGATTCCATGGTGACAACAAAACTTCAAGAAGAAATTTCCGAATTCGCTGAAGACAGAAAACAATTAGCAGAAGCAAGAGCCAAATATGCTGTTGCTATGCGTGAAAACGCAGGCTTGTTAAAAGGTTTTGTATTTGAACAGTTGAAAAAGGAAGTGGGTGAGCTACATGAAGACCAAAAAGTAATGTCAGATAAGTTTGGCAAACTTGAGGAATTCGTTGTAGAAGCTCTTGCTAAAGAAATTGCAGAGTTCCACGAAGATAAAAAAGACTTGGCTGAAACTAAAGTAAGATTAGTTAGAGAAGCCAAAGAACACTTGACAAAAGTACGCAAGTCTTTTGTTGAGAAAAGTGCAAAAATTGTATCTGAAGGAGTTAGTAAAAAACTTACAAGTGAAATTACTCAACTTAAAGAAGATATTGATTCAGCACGTAAGAATGATTTTGGTCGCAAAATTTTCGAAACGTTTGCAGGCGAGTATGCAAATAGCTACTTAAACGAAAAATCTGAAACAGCTAAACTTTTAAAAGTTGTAGACGTTAAAGAAAAAGCAGTTGAAGAAGCTAAAGCAGAAGTCGAAGAAGTTAAGAAAATCGTCGAGAGTAAAGACGCAGAAATTAATAAAATTTCTGATGCGGCTAAACGTAAAGAAGTAATGCACGAATTAACTGGACCTTTGAGCAAGGACCAGCGTGAGATTATGGTAGACTTACTGGAAAATGTACAGACAGATGGTTTGAGAAAAGCATTTGATAAGTATATTCCGGCAGTAATTGACGGTAAAACTCCAGCGAAGAAGAAGGCGACATTAACAGAGTCAGAGGCAAAAGAAATCACAGGCAATAAAGAATCTAACGTTAGTAGAGTAAGTCAAGAAGAGAATAATAATATTATTCACATTCAAAAACTTGCTGGATTGAAATAAGGAGAAAACAATGTCAGAACTACTAGAAAGTCGCTGGCAGGATACCAAAACTGCTCTTTTAGAAGGCCTTAATGGCAACAAAAAAGCTGTAATGGCAAGTACTCTAGAAAACACACGCAAGTGGTTGAATGAGACTGCAACAGCTGGTTCTACAAGCGCCGGTAATGTAGCAACTCTAAATAGAGTTATCCTACCAGTAATCAGAAGGGTCATGCCTACTGTAATAGCCAACGAATTAGTTGGTGTACAGCCTATGACAGGACCAGTGGGTCAAATCCACACATTAAGAGTACGTTACGCAGATTCATCTGATGGTAACGAAGTTGGTGAAGAAGCATTATCACCATTTAAGATCGCGGCGGCATATTCAGGTAACGCCACTGACGCAACACCAAAAGGTGGAGCAACAGCGGCACTTGAAGGTCAAGCAGGTAAGAGATTATCTATCCAGATCTTAAAGCAAACTGTCGAAGCAAAAACTAGAAAGCTATCAGCTAGATGGACTTTTGAAGCGGCACAAGATGCTCAAGCACAGCAAGGCATCGATATTGAAGCAGAAATTATGGCGGCATTAGCCCAAGAAATTACTGCTGAGATCGATCAAGAAGTATTAGCTTCTTTAAGAGCTTTGGCTGGAACGCAAAACCAACAAGCATACGACCAGAACGCTGTAAGCGGTACTGCAACATTCGTAGGTGATGAACACGCGGCTTTGGCTGTGATGATCAACCGTGTTGCTAACAACATCGCACAGAGAACTAGACGTGGTGCTGGTAACTATGCTGTGGTATCACCACACGCATTAACTATCCTACAATCTGCAACAACTTCAGCGTTCGCAAGAACTACTGAAGGTGCATTTGAGGCTCCTACAAATACTAAAATGGTTGGAACATTAAATTCAGCTATGAAAGTATATGTAGATTCATATGCCACTGATGCAACAGCAGTATTAGTTGGATACAAAGGTTCAAGTGAATCAGACGCACCTGCGTTCTACTGCCCTTACATTCCTTTAATGTCAAGTGGCGTAGTACTAGATCCGTCTAGCTTTGAACCAGTAGTAAGTTTCATGACTAGATACGGATATGTTGAGTTAAACAACACAGCATCTTCACTAGGTAATGCGGCTGACTACTTAGGTACAGTTACTATTGCGAACGTAACTTTTAGCTAATCCATAGGGTTAGTTACTGAGTAACAACTTTAGATAGGCCCTTCGGGGCCTATCTTTTTTTATGGCTAAATACTAGTACAAAATCGTTCATCCTATCTAGGACGGAAGTAGCATAATGCGAAGGAACGCACTCAAACTTTAACAGGGGAGGGTGTTATGAACAGATTCGATCATTTACATAAACAGTACCGTGAGCAAAAACTGAGAGCTCGTAAAGAACGCATATTAGCGAACAGCAGAGATGTTGTTGAGGTTAATGGCAATGGTACTTCTGGATATCGTATCAAACACGGTGAAAACAAAGATCGTGTTGCCGGTCATTTAACGGTTGATCATCCAAATAAGAAAATATAACATTTTGGTAAACCTTTTTACAAATAATGGCATTTTTAGGTTGATTATTTGAAAAAGAGGTGTTATATTAGTAATATAAGCATTAGGAGAGTAATTAACTCTTAATTATAGTGCAAGGAAGAGCCCTTTACCAGAAGGGGCGAACTTGACTGTCCAGGGGTGGTACCCAGGGTTTGTAGTAGAAATACGCAGATTCACATCGCATTCACTAGCGGGGATAGGTTGTACGTATTAGAATGGTATTCCGGTACGTGCTTGTAGGTGTAACCAAGTCCTACCTATTTTGCTTATACTTTCCAAACCCACTTCCAATAACTTTGATAAATACTTGTGTCTATAGAGCGAGCCGCATTAAAAGGATTTTAACGGCGGACTTATGGGGACAGAACCCCGTAGACCTAGAACGTCAAAGGAGAAACAAATGGGAAGACCAATTAATAAAAGATTTTTCGGAACACCTACAGCAGGTGGAAACGAAATAAAAGTAGACTTTCATGATGGCTCAGCTGTTACTGAAGGTTATATCGTTAAACAATTAGGATCAAAAAAGTTCCGTGTTAAAGAAATCGGTGGCTCAACAGAGTACGATCGTTTTTTAACTACAGGTAAATTAGCTTCTGCACTTACAGGTACAGAAATGGCTATTACTGTAAAAGGTGACGACAACGAAACTTATCAAATTGAAAAGATTGCAGGTAGAAAAGCTACTGTGATTGCACCAGATGGTACAGGTTCAAATGCACTATCAGGAACATCATTATCTTGGACATTTACAGCATCTGGTTCAGATGGAGCGGCACAGGTTGAAGAAGCTGGTGACGATGACACTAAAGCAGGTACTGATGACGACGATTTCACAAATGCGTAATTAGTTTGTTTGTGGGGGCTTTGGTCCCCACAACACTTTAAGGAAAATTGTAAATGGCAAAGAATTTAGTAGTAGACGGCGATTATAGAATCAAGACACAGGATTCAGGAACAATCTTCTTGGATACAGGGACTCAGATCGGTCAAGTTTATATGACTGGTAACCTTGTTGTCAAAGGTAATACAACATCCGTTGAAGCTACTGACCTTGCTTTAAAAGATAATATTATTGAAGTTAACTCAGGAGAACAGGGTGCAGGTGTTACACTTGGTACTGCTGGTATTCAAGTTGACAGAGGTAGTTTAGTTGATACGCAAATTGTTTTTGATGAAAGTGTAAGTTGGAATGATCCAGTTACAAATACAATCAAGACAGGTGCGTTTAAATTAAGAGATGTTAACGGTGGTAACATTGGACTAGAAGTTAGAAGTATTGCAACAGGTGGTGCTGACTTATTTTTAATTAATGCTGGTACAGGTGTTATAAGTGTTAGCGGAACTAACTCATATGAAAATCAAATTACTGATGACGATGATATTCCTAATAAAAAATATGTAGACGTTGCTATTGCGGCTCAGGTTGCCGCGGCAGACTTCCAGAAAATTAGAGATGGAAGTGTAAGTCATACAGAGATGGTTGTTGAAGATTTTGAAACTTCAGGAAATCCAAGTCAAGCAAGAGTTACAGTTGATGGAAACAATCACGTTACATTTTGGGATAACAGAACTGAGTTACACGATTTAAGAATAACAGGTTCAACAATTCAAACTACTACTAGTGGTTCTGATTTAACGTTATCTGCTCCAGGAACAGGTTCAGTAGTTATTGACGACCAATTACAAATTTTAACAACACCTAGTCCAGATGATGCTAGTGTAGATCCAGCACAACCAACAGATGGTTTAAAGATTTATGCTAAGACTCAAGGCGTAGGTAAGACAGGCTTATATTATGTAAATAGTAATAATGTAAGAGACGAAATAATAAGTAAAAACAGATCATTGCTTTTAAGCATGATCTTTTAAGGATAAAAAATGGCAATAGCACAAGCGGCAATAGGAAATACAGATACAGTAGTTTTAACTGTACCGGCAAGTACTGAATATGCAATTACAACTATTATGGTTTGTAATCATGCAGGCTTTAACGCAGGTGGCACTAATGATACGTCATTCGATTTACACTTTGTAAAGAGTGGACAAGCAAAGTCCAACACTAACATGGTTGTAAAAGAAATTCCAGTACCAGGTGGAGAAACATTTACACTTGATACTGAGAAAGTTATCTTAGAAGCAGGCGATAAAGTAACAGTATTAGGTCAAGCACCGTTGAATCTAGCAATTACTGTAAGTTATTTGGTAGTATAATATGAGATTTCTACGTAGACAGTCAACAAACAGTCGTGGTCTTTACGGACAAGATGATATCCGTAGGGATATTAACGGCCAAGTTGTACTTGATAGTACAGATATGTTGATGGTTCCTAAAGGCACAGCGGCACAAAAAGTTACTAGCCCAGTAAACGGCCATATGAGATACAACACAGATACAAATGTATTTGAAAACTACCAAGGTGGTAGTTGGGCACCTATTAGAAGATTTGAACCAGCTAGTATCGTTATGCAAAGTTTAGGTAACGGTAATGATGTTGAAACAAAATTTGGTCCATTAAACAATGGAGACACATATAATCCAACACCAGCGGCGGCACAAAATTTAATTGTACTAATTGAAAACGTATTTCAACTTCCAACAACTAACTACACACTAGAACAAAACCCAGGCGGATATGCCGCAGGTTGGTATGTAGTATTTGGTACAGCAGTACCAACAGGAAAACCAGTTACGGTTCTCCACAACTTCGACAAATAATGTCAGACAACGGTATATCACACTTAACATATAAAAGACAACGTCAAGAAGCAAAGTTAAAACTTGCGGCCGAAAAACGTGCGGCAACAGGTAAAAGAGCTACACTTAAAAAAGGTAATATGCCTACATTATATCAGCCTGGCCAAAACGACTCTAGTAAATTAAAACAAATCACAACAGGTACTTTAAAAACTGGCCGTCCTTGGACATAGTATTCCGCTAAATATAGTATAGGAGTACAATATGGCAATAGCTAGAATATCAGGTCCATTATTAGCGGCGAATCTAAAGAGAACGCAGTCTAATCTTGCGTTTGAAACTGATCTTTTATACATTGGTGCGTTGAATGACAGAATAGGTATTAAGACTAGTTCACCTGCATCTACCTTTAACATTAATGGTCAAATTAATGCTCCTAGTACATACGCAACAAACTATTACGCAGGTAACTTACATATTGATACTGATGGTGTTCGTGCAGTAGTAGGAGATATAAACTTAAATGCTGTAGAAAAAATTAAAATAGATAATTTAAAAACTACAGGCGTTCGTAAATTACAGATTAATAATAATGACATTATGTCGTTTGAAAATAATGATGACATTGTTTTTAATCCTAATCAAAGTGGTGTTACAAACTTTTTAAAAGATACAACTGTTAATGGTAACGTAAGTGCAACAGGAAACGTTGTTGTTCCAGGTAACGTTACAGCAGGTGGTAACTTTGATTTAGGTAATCAATCAACTGATACAGTTGACTTTGATTTTGTAAAATTTACACAAGATTTAGTTCCAAGAAGAACTGAAGATTTATTAAGTTTAGGTAGTGCTACAAAACGTTGGAATGATATTAATGCTGGAATGTTAGACGTTGGCGATATTAATATTGATACTAATGTTATAACTACAAAATCATTTAATAGTAATTTCTATATTAGACCATCAGGTACTGGTGCTATTGTAGTTGAAGATTTACGTTTTAGTGCAAATGTTTTATCATCTACAGGTTCTAATGATATAGAATTTGCACCAGGTGGCCAAGATATAGGAATAACTGCTACGGGATCTTTAAAAGTTCCGGCTGGTACAGAAGCTCAAAGACCGTCAACAGCAACTGATGTACGTTTTAATACTACAACTAACTTCTTTGAATTATTTTCAACTGCATATACTCCTTTAAGAGGTATATGGAGTGAAGATAGAAACACTTATGTATTAGCAAATGTTGACAATAGCTTTAGTTTTGTTACAAACGGTCAAACAAATACTACTTTAACAGCAGATGGATTAGTAACAAATAAACTAATTTCACAAGATAATATTACTATTGATAATGCTAATATTACAAGTGCTTCAACAAACGCAGATATAGTTCTTACAGCAAACGGATCAGGTACAGTTAATATAGGTAGCTTTAAAATTAACGGAAATTTAATTCAAAATACAGGTACTGGGGACTTTATTTTTAACCATGCTGGATCTGGTGATTTAGGTGTTTTAAAATTTGGTGGAACTGGTGGATTTGTTATACCTGCAGGATCACTTGCTGACAGACCAGCAGGGGTTGGCATTGGTGCAACACGTTATAATACTACATTAAAATACTTGGAAACTTGGGAAGGTACTGAGTGGGCCAACGTATCAGGTGCTGGAGATTCTGTTACTGAAGAGTATATGCAGGAACTTGTTAATATCTATACCTTAGCACTGGGTTAATATCCAAAACGTATAAATACATATAACATAAGACAAGACCATCTGAGGGAGAGAAGCCCGAAGACGTTTTATGGGACAAACCGTGGTTATCCAGCGATGTAATTAGGGTAGAGGGACAGGATCCCCGTATTAGGAGAAAAAGGTGGCTGTAGGTCGTATATCGGGTCCGCTTTTAAAGGCAAATCTTCTGCGTAATGGCGTAGATTTGGCATTTGAGACGGATTTACTTTACTTGGATGTTAATAATAGCAGAATCGGGATTAAGACTGCATCTCCTCAATACGATTTAGACATTAACGGAACTACAAGATCAACAGACATAGTTACAACAGGAACATCATATATAGGTGATGTTAGAATTTCTGGCAACACTATTGATTCAGTTGGCACTACATTAAACTTAACAACTGTAGGTTCAGACAAAGTTACAGCATTAAAAACTCTTGATATTGACGATTTAAGATTTGATACAAACGTAATTTCAAGTACAGTTTCAAATGCAAATATAGATATTCTACCACACGGATCAGGTAAGGTAGATGTACAAGGAAATTTAGCAGTTACAGGTAATATAGATATTACAGGTAATTTAGTTGCTGATGGTGATATTACAATTTCAGGTAATGTTCAAATTGGTGACGAAGCAACTGATACAATCAGCATTACAGCAGGTATTACTTCAGACTTAAAACCAGATGCATCAGGAACATATAATTTAGGTACTCCAAGTAAAAAGTGGAATGCTGTTCATTCATCTGCGGCTTACATTGATGACATACAAATAGATACAAACGTAATTCAAAATACAGTTTCTAATGCAGACTTAGAATTAAGAACAAACGGGTCAGGATACATTATTGTTGATGACTTCTTAATGAAAGCAAACAGAATAGAAACTGCTACTAGCGATATGATATTTAATCCTGGTAGTGGAACTGTTAAGATTGACTCAACAGGTTCAGTTAGAATACCATCAGGAACAACTGCACAAAGACCAGCTGTTCCGGCAGTAGGTATGATACGTTACAATACTACTACTTCTAAATTTGAAGGATATGATGGTAACTGGATTGTATTAACAGGTGTATATGACTTAGATGCTGACACTTATATTACAGCAGAATTAACACCAGGTGCAAATGATAACACTATTAGATTTTATTCAAATGGTACTAAAATTGCAGATATTACACAAACAGAATTTAACGTTGCTAAAATCAACGTAGATAGTATACAAATTGACGGAAATACAATTAGTACAACTACTGCTAATACAGACCTTAATTTAACACCAAATGGAACAGGTGGGGTACAAATAGACAATTTCAATATTAGCGGAAGTACTATAAATAACACTAGTAGCGGTGCTATTAGTGTGTTAGATCCAGGTACCGGATACTTCAAAATTGAAGGTACAGACGCATTTATTGTTCCAGCTGGTACAGGTTCCGAACGTCATGCAAGTCCTGTTTTAGGAATGACACGTTGGAATACTACAGATGGAAGATTAGAAATATTCGATGGAACAGTATGGGACACAGTTGCAGGTAGTTCTGGAGCAGTTTCCCAACAGACGCACAAAACATCGCATTAGAATTGGTATTAAGTTTAGGATAAGCAATGGCAACATTTTTTAAAAACAAAGTAGTAAAACAAGTAGGTACAGTACCTATTGAAATTTTATCAGTTCCAGGTGGATCTAAAGTTACTGCTATTGGTTTATCGATTGCAAACTTACTAGATGGTAATACTAGAGTTAGTATTCAAGTTAAAGACGATACTAGTGTAACAGGTTATTATGTTAAAGATGTCATGATAGCCCCGAACGCCAGTTTAAGAGCAATCAACGGAGGTGAGAAATTAGTCTTACCAGCAACAAATGGACTTATAATTACAGCAGATCAAAATGATGCTGTTGATGTAATTTTAAGTTATGTGGAGATCGTATAATGAGTTTTAATTACGTAGGAAGTGCACCACTGGCAGGTGATACAGGTGAACGTTATTTCTATGCATTACGTAGAGATGATGATGGACAAATGTTTATTCAAAAAGTAGACATGGCATCTCCAACAGATTCAGCACAAATTAACAGACCAGGTGGTACTGACGGTAACTATACAGAATTCCAAGCTGGAGAAGATTTCTTTGAAGGTAGAAATCCAAACCACGTATTAGTTTTTGATAACTTACTTTATGAACAAATGCGTTGGGACGATAAAAACATTTATTATTATGTAAATGATGAAGGTGAATTAATTTTAAGAGTTAATACAAAATACGAATATGATAACGGAGTATCAGGTGATCATTTAGTGTTTGGTACTAACGCAACAGGATACGCAGGATAATGGCACAGTTTAATTTAGCAAGAATTAGATATAACTGGAAAAACGTTTGGTTACCAGGAGCAACGTACATCAAAGATGATATTGTACGTAACGGTGGTAACACTTATGTTTGTATGGTTGGACACGTTTCCGATCAAACAAGTTTTAAAACAGATTTAACTGCAAGTCCAGGTAAGTGGTTATTAAATGCAGAAGGTTACCAATGGAAAGGTGACTGGGAAGTTAACGTAAGATATGGTGTAAATGATTTATTCAAATACAATGGTGTTGTTTATAGAGTTTTAGAAGAACATCTTTCTAACTCAAATGCGGCAGTAGGTATTACAAACGATTTAGGTAAACTTCAAGGTTATGCTAAAACTCCAAACTGGAGAATAGACTGGACACCTGCTACAAGATATAGAGTAGATGATGTTGTTAAGTATGGTGGACTTTTATATCAATGTTTAGAAGAACATGATTCTTCAACTACGGTTGCTGGACTAGAACAAGATCAAGCTAGATGGGATTTAATTAGTAGAGGTGACGATTGGAAAACAGATTGGGCACCTTCTACAAGATACAAAAAAGATGACTTTGTACGTTACGGTGGACGTATGTACAGATGTAACACAGGACATACTTCAGCGGCAACAACTATATTAGGATTAGAACAAGATCTTGCTAAATGGGACGTTACACTTGAAGGTATTGTTTACAAAGGTGAATGGCAAAGTAATTTAGATTCATCTGGACTAAGATACAAAGTTGGAGATATTGTTAAGTATGGTCCAACATTATGGAAATGTAAAACTTATCATAGTTCATTAGCAAGTTTTGACGAAGCAAAATTTGACATATGGTGTCCTGGATTAGGATACGAAGCTGTTTGGAATACTAATGCAGTTTACCAACCAGGTGACATTGTAATATACGGAGGATACACTTATGTATCAATGACAAATAACACAGCAAGTCCTCCAAGTGTTACTGGTGTATTCTACGAAGGCGAAAGTTTACAAGGTTTATATGACTGGGAATTAATGATAACTGGTTACCAAATGAAAGGTGAGTGGGACAGTGGTCAGGCTTACAGAACTGGTGACGTTGTTAGAAATAAAGGTTTTGTTTATATTGCTGTACAAGATAGCACTAACCAACAACCTGATGCATTAGATCCTGAGTCAAGAGGATATTACGATCCAGGTTCAACTAGATCCACAGAAGGATCAATTAGTATGTACTGGCAATTATTAATTACTGGTATCTATTACAGAGGTGAATGGTATGCAAGTCAGGCATACGTACTTGGAGATATTGTTGCACATAAATCAACAACTTATAAATGTATACAAGCACACGCAGGTGATGATTCATCGCTTGTTACTCCAGACTTAGATACAACAAATAGTTATTGGATCAAATACATTGGTGGTACACCAGGTAACGTAACACAATACAGAGGTGACTTAAGAACTCATGATGGTAGTAATCATACTAGACTTGCTATTGGTTCTCCAGGTCAAGCATTAAAACAAGTTAGTGGAGTACCAACTTGGGAAAGACTAGGCGAACAAGCAAAAGTTTACTATGTTGCACCAGGTGGTAAAGATGATTCAGGATTTGGTTTAACAATTTCGGCTCCATTTGCAAGTATCAAATATGCAACACAATATATTTTACAAGATGAAGCCAGCAGAGCTCCAGCAACTATATTTGTAAGTACAGGAATTTATGAAGAAATAACTCCAATCAATGTACCGGCGGGTGTTGCTATTGTTGGTGATGAATTAAGAAGTACAACTGTTAAACCTAGAACAGGTTATGAAACTAATGATATGTTTAGAGTTAGAAACGGTTGTGGTATTAGAAATTTAACAATGGAAGGAATGTCTGGTTTACTAGGAACTGTAGACAACTATGGTGCACAGGTTCCTAACACAGGTGCTTATGTGGCACTTGATCCAGGTTCAGGACCAGCAGATACAACTGTATGGGTTACTAATAAATCAACATACGTACAAAACTGTACTACAATAGGTACAGGTTGTATAGGAATGAAAATAGATGGAGCATTACACAATGGCGGAAACAAATCTATTGTTGCTAATGACTTTACACAGGTATTAAGTGATGGTATAGGTATGTGGTGTAACGCAGATGGTAGAGCAGAACTTGTTTCTGTGTTTACTTACTTCTGTCATATTGGTTACTATTGTACAGCAGGTGGTAAAATACGTGCTACTAACGGTAACAACTCATACGGAAAATATGGATCATTTGCAGAAGGAGAATTTGCGGCAGAAACTCCAATTACTGCGGTACTTAATAACAGATATTACGATGCATCAGCACCAATAGTTTATAATAACGCAAACAGAATTTTTGGATTAGGTTATACACACGCAGGTCAAAATTATGATGATGCAACATTTACAATTACAGGTTCAGGTACTGGTGTTAGTGTTGATAACGATTTTATTGAACAACGTAACGCAAGTATTTCAGAAATAAGATTACTTGATCCAGGTGATTCAAGTTTACCAGGTGGTAGAGGACACTTAACAGGTATAAGAAACTCTGCACAAAGCGGAACTAATCTTTGGATTAAAATTGCACAATCAGATGCAGAAACTACTGCGGCAAAATATGTAGGTAGAAGTATACTTACAGTTAATAATATTTCGGCGGCAGATGCAAACAGAGTTCAAAATCCATTAGACCATCCTATTACATATACAGGTGTAACAGGAACTTCAAATAACCAATTTGCAAATGTTACAGGAATGACATTTACTATTGTTATTGATGATACAGGAGCCGCGGCAGTTACAATAACTAACGGTGGTGACAGTCATAGAGTTGGAGATACAATTACTATTTTAGATTCAGATATAGGTAACTTTGGTGGAGCAAACTTAACTTTCCAAGTTGCAACAATAAGTGAATCAATGCAAATCTTTATTGAAGAAGGTAAAGGTGTTGGACAATATGCAATTATAGATGAATACTTTATAACTACAAAACAAATTAATGTTGTTAGACCATCAGATGGCGTTAAAGGTTGGGATCATATTATTCCAGGACAAGCTATTGAATTAAGTTTAGACGGTTCAACAACTTATAGAATTGAACCTAGAGTTGAAGTTGCTAAACCAACTTATAGTGCAGATGCTAACAATACAAACCGTACAGATACTTGGATGCCTGTTGCAGGTGGAGTAGGAACTACTATGGTAGCCTTTCCGGCAACACACAGCGACAAAGCAATTTACAGTGATGCAGGTGGATCTAGTTGGTCAGCGGCAACTATTGATGTAGGATTTGTAAGACCAACTTGTATGGTAAAATGTAAAGGTAACTTAAAATACTTTATTGCATTAGGTAATGGAACTAGAGCTAACTTGTCAACAGCAGGAACAGCCTGGGGATCAGAACCATATCCAATTACACAAAGACCTTGGGTAGATATTGCAGAAGGTCCTTTTAGTGATACATCACATACAGTTATTGCAATAGCAAGTGACTCAGATGAACTTGCATTTAGTACATCAAATGGAACTACTTGGACTTATGCGGCTTCAGGTATGGGAACAGGATTAGCACATATTAGATACGGTAATGGTAAATGGATTGCTATTAAGGCAGACGGTCTTGCTTGGGAAAGTATAGACAATGGAACAACTTGGACATCAACAACTAGAGTATGTCCAACAACTTATACTGTAACAGATTTTGCGTACGGTAATGGATTATTTGTAGTTGCGGCAAAACCAAACGGAACTGCAACGTTTCCATTTAACCCAGCAACACCATCTACGATGATTAGTGGTGGTGGATCAACTACAAGTGCAACATTTGGATTGCCTTCAACATTCTTTATAAGTGAAACAAATTATGCAGAAGGAGCCAACAACGCAACTTGGAGAGCAGTAACACATTCAGGAATTGTTAACGAACTTGATTGGGGATTAGATTACAGCGACGGAGTATTTTGTGCTGTAGACACAGCTGGTAATGTTAGAACTTCCGATGGTGGTGATGTTTGGATTTCACAAAGTTCAATTAGTCCGCCAGTAGGATCATTTAGACCAAAAGTAAATCCAATGACAGGTGGAGCAGGTCCTAAATTCTTATTCATAGATACAGGATCAACTGCAACAGTTAATAGTATTAAAACAGGAGCTCAAGCACAAATGAGAGCAACTGTTGAAACAGGAAGAATTACACAATTTGTTATGACAGAAACAGGTTCAGGTTATGATGCTTCGAATCCACCTACAGTAACAATTCATTGTACACAAAAAACTGCTGAAGCTAATAAACAAATTAGAATTAGAGATAGAGTATTAGGACAACCTGCATTTAAAAACAGAGGTGCGATGTATACTAAATTTAATGCAGTAACTATTACTGGTAACGGATTTACTGACAAGTATCAAACTGGAGGAGAAGTAATTGTTGATAACTTAACATTATTACCAAGTCCAGGTGATAACTTAAGGTTCCCAAGTATTACAGATATCATTTATAAAATTGGAACAGCAACAACTATATCAGGTAGTGCTCCAAACATAAGAGCAAAATTAAGTATTGCACCAACAATGGGAATTCAAGAATCTCCAGAGCATGGAGAAAATGTTACAATTAGACAAAATTACAGTCAGGTTAGATTAACAGGACATGACTTCCTAGATGTAGGAACAGGTAATACAACAACTACTAACTATCCACAACTTTACACACAAGGATATGGATCAATTAATCCACCAGAACAACCTTGGGAAACACAAGAATATAATGGTGGTAGAGTTTTCTACGCAAGTACAGACCAAGATGGTAACTTTAGAGTTGGTGAACTATTTAAAGTTGAACAGTCAACAGGTATTGTTACAATTAATGCATCACAATTTGATTTATCTGGATTAGATGAATTAAGATTGGGAGCGTTTATACTTGGTGGGACAAACGCTGTAATCAGAGAATTTTCAAAGGAACAAACATTTGTTGCTAATAGTAACAGTATTGTTCCAACACAAAAGGCCGTTGCCGCATATATTCAAAGTAGAATATCAGGTGGTGGTGCAAACGTGGCCGCTAACGCACTTACGGCTGGAACTTGTAAATTTAGTCAAATAAATCACTTATCAAACACTGGTGATTTACCGATTAATATTCCAGTAGCTGTACATGGTACAAAAATGCCAGGCGGAACTATGGTTGCACAGGCATTTAACAATGTTGGTATAGATACTATGGCTATGATGGAATTTGCAGATGACTTTGAGGGGGATGGAAATTATTACAACGGTAGCGGTAACGGACACGGTGGTACTCCATAATGATAAATAACAGTAATAAGGATTTAAACTAAAATGGCTGAATTTAAACTAGGTAGAATTAGATTTGTATGGAAAGGTGCATGGGCGGCATCTACAACCTATTATAAAGACGATATTGTCAGACACGGCGGAAGAACTTACTATTGTTCAGTTGGACATACATCAACTACACTATTCACAACAGACGAAGCTACAAAATGGAATTTATTTGCTGATGGTCAAGCATGGCAAGGCGACTGGGTAGCAGGAACTTACTACAAACAAAATGATATTGTTAAGTATGGTGGTTACCTATATGTTGCAAACACGGCTCACACAGCAGAAGCTGATGGTGGAAGTGCTGGAAAATTAGAAACTGATCAAGCTAAATGGGATTTATTCGCAGAAGGTTTTGATTGGAAAAACTTATGGACAGTTGCAACAACTTACAAAGTAAATGACATAGTAAAATATGGTTCAACAATTTATCTTTGTAAAACAGCACATACTTCAAGTGCAACTTTTGCCGCTGACTCAGATGGTTTAGAAGCCGACCAGGCTAAATGGGATATCTTTTCAAAAGGTATTGACTGGAAAACAGATTGGACAATAGCAACAAAATACAGAGTTAACGACACAGTACGTTACGGTGGACAACTTTATATTTGTAACGAAGGTCACTTATCAGCATCAAGTTTAGCATTAGGTTTAGAAGCGGATCAAAGTAAATGGGATTACGCACACAAAGGAATTGAATACAAATCAGTTCACGCAACTACAACAAGATATAAAGTTAACGACATTGTTAAGTACGGTGGCGGACTATGGATTTGTACAAGAGAACATACATCAGGTGCAACTAACCTAGCAAGTGATAATGCAGTAACAGGCGTTGTTGCAACAGTAGGATCAATTAGTGCCGCAGATGCAACAAGAACAGCTGGAACTTACAAAGACGTTGGAGGTTCATCAGGTGGTTCAGGTACAGGACAAAGATTTACTATTGTTATTGATGGTAGTGGAGCGGCAACAGTTACAGTAACTAATGGCGGTTCAGGACACTCTGCATCAGATGTAATTACAGTAACAAACGGATTTATTGGAGGCACAGGTGCTTCTTTAACTTTTAATGTTGCAACGATAACACAAACAACAAACTGGTCACAGTTTGTTCCAGGTTTAGAATTTGAAGACAGTTGGTCAAGTGCAACAAGTTACCAACCAGGTGACTTTGTAACTTACGGTGGTTACTCTTATGTTGCAAAAACAAATCACACTAACGTTGTTCCATATAACAATGCGGCAACTTGGGATTTATTTACAACTGGATTTAGTTTAAAAGGTGACTATGCAAGTGCAACAGCGGCAGTTAACGGTACAACATCAAGTACAACTGCATTAGTTGTTGACGGAAACGTTGGAACTATTGTACAAGGCATGGTAGTAACTGGTACAGGTATTTCTGGAACAGTAACAGTACAAACAGTAACAGATCAAAACAATTTAGTATTAAGTTCAGCACAAAGTTTAACTAACGATGTTGCTTTATCTTTTAACACAGCATACAGAACAGGTGATGTTGTTAGAGTTGGTGGTTACACTTACTTAAACATAGCTGACTCAACAGGTAACAGACCACCGAATACAACTTACTGGGAAAAACTTAACGAAGGTATTAACTGGAGAGATACTTGGACTAACGCAACTGCTTACGATGTAGGTGATGCTGTTAGAGGTATTAACAATGTTAACTCTTATATTTGTATAACTGCACACACATCAGATCAAGTTTCTGCACAAAACAGACCAGATCAAGATGTTGACGGTAGTGAATGGAAATTAATTTCAGGTGGTGCAGAGTCAGGCAACTTAACAACTGCTGGTGACTTATTGTACTACGGTGGATCAGGACCAACTAGATTACCAGTTGGTGTTGCAGGACAGGTATTAAAAGTAAATGATGAAGGTAATGCTCCGGAATGGTCATATTTTGGACAAGTAGATCAAGTTTACTACGTAGGTAAAAACGGTGCAGACAATCCAGCACCAGGATCAGGTGTTACTATTGATAAACCTTGGAAAACTTTAAGACACGCATTACAAGAAATTAGATTTGGTCCAAGAAATCCAATAGCAAAAGACATTTTAGTAAGAAACAAAGAATTCGTTATGCGTGAAGCTGGTGAAGAATATCCAGCATGGCAAGTTGCAAATGCTGGTGGATCTGGTATTTGGAATGGTTACTCACATACAGTTGCAAAATGTAGAAGAGATATTGGCTACATTATGGACGCAATTATTTGGGATATTGGACATGGTGGTAATGAACGTTCAAGAGAGATGGCAGAAACTTTCTTTAAAGCAGGTGGTGGAAGTTATATTTCAGGACAAACTGCACAAACAGTTGAAGTTATCAATTACGCAAACACAATGTTACAAAGAATTGTACAGAACTTAACTGTTACAACAAATTATCAATCACTTAATAGTGCTTCTAATGTAGTTACACAATATACTCCAGCAAGTACAACTCCTGAATCAGGATTAACAACAGTAATTGCTAGTTTAATAGGAATTATAACTGAAGTTATTACAGCTGGAAACTTAACAGGACTAGATCCTTTAGTAAAACCAAATACAACATTATTTGTTAAAACAGGACAGTACACAGAAGTACTTCCATTAATTATTCCTGCGGATTGTGCCGTTGTTGGTGACGAACTACGTTCAACTGACATTGGTGTTTACCCAACAGGAACTACTTTAGTAAATGATGCTACACTTAATATGGCGGCAATCGTTAGATTAAAAGCTATTATGAGTGATTTAATTTTAGGAAATGCAATTACAAAAACACCAGCAGGTGCAATGGTTAAAGTTGATACTTTTGGTGCCGCTGATGCAAGTAGAACAGCAGGTACATACAATGGTGTTGCTGGATCAAGTGCAGGATCAGGTACAGTAGGAACGTTTAACGTAACTGTTGATGCTTCAACTGGTAATGTTTCAAATGTAGAAATAGTAACAGGTGGATCAGGACACGCAGTTAATGACACAATAACTATTCAAGATAGTGCATTAGGTAGCGGTGGTGCGGCAAACTTTACTTTTGACGTTGCCGAAATTGCTACAGGTAATACACAAACTCAAGTTACAGCTAATCCAGATGGTGACGCAACTTCAGTAACTAATACAAATTTATTATGGGATGACATTACTAACAAAATTAACTTTGGTGTTAACGGTGTAGGTTCAGATGTTACAGTAACAGGACAAACTACAACTAACGGCAGAGAAGGTGATGTTTATGCTAGAGGCAGAATTTATGCTAACATAGATTTCTTAATATATGAAGGACAAGAATACATTAAAGCTAACAATACAAAAATGTATATGGAGAAAGAAGCAACTTATGGTTCTACTCACGATGCAAAATGTAGAGATGATTTAAAACGTTTCATCAGAGCAATCCTTTGGGATTTAGAAAACTACGGAAACTATCAATCAGTGTTAGCGGCAAGATATCTTGTAAATGCAATCCAAGGATCTGCACTAGAAGATATGTTCTACATGGAAAACGGTACTGGTTTAAGAAACTGTACAGTTAGAGGATTAAGTGGTGCGTTAGGAAGTGCAAATGCTTATGGAACTAAACGTCCAACAGCAGGTGCTTTTGTTTCACTTAACCCAAGTTGGGGACCAGCAGATTCAAGAGCTTGGATTACTACAAGATCTCCATACGTACAAAACTGTACAACTTTTGGAACTAAATGTATTGGATTAAAAATTGACGGTGATATTCACTCAGGCGGTAATGACTCTATTGTTGCTAACGACTTTACACAGGTACTTGATGAAGGTATAGGTTGTTGGGTAACTAACTTAGGTAGAGCAGAGCTTGTTTCCGTGTTCTCATACTACGGACACATAGGATACCTAGCAGAAAACGGTGGAAAAATTAGAGCAACAAACGGTAACAGTTCATATGGTGACTTTGGATGTGTTGCTGAAGGTGTTGACTTAACAGAAACTCCAATTGAAGCGTGGGTTGATAACAGATCATTTGATGCTTTAGTAGGAGCAACAATAACAGATAACAATAATATTATTGCACTAGAATACACTCATGCAGGAAGAGATTATAATGTATCATCTACTACAATTAGTTTAAGTGGTGATGGTTATGGCGTAACAGGATTAACTCCTGTTGTTGTAACAGGTGGTTTAATGGAAGTTAGACTAACAGGTAACTCAGCTACATTTGGTGGTGCAGACTATAAAACTGCAACTAACACTCCACAAACAGGTGACACTACAAGCATTACATTATCAAACACTGATGTAGCCTTAAGTGCGGCGTATGTTGGAATGGCTGTATTCATTACAGGCGGTAAAGGTGCTGGACAATATGGTTATGTTGACACATACAACGCAGGTACAAAAGTTGCGGCAATTAAAAAATATTCAGATAACACAGCAGGTTGGGATCAAATTATAAATGGTAGAGCTATTGAGGCTTCATTAGATAATACTACGGTTTATAGTGTTGAACCAAGAGTTACTGTAAGTGCTCCAGGAAATGATGGATCAACAGCAGTATCAACTGCATTATGTAGAGCCAAAGTAGCAGATGGAAAAATTAGTGAAGTAAGAATTATACACCCAGGTGCTTCTTATACAGCGGCTCCAACTATAACATTTACAGATCCAAACAATACAGCAGATGCTCCATTAGAAACATTTATTGGAGATGGTGTATTAGGTCAACCAGCATTTACTTCAAGAGGTACAGGATTTACAACTTTAAGTGCAACA